CCCACCCGATGCACGGGCTTATTTTATTTGATACATATGATTTTCAAGACAACCTATTAAAAGACTTTAATGATTATCGTTTTAATGTTATACTCAAGGCTCGACAGTTAGGTATATCAACAATCACTGCTGGCTATGTTGTGTGGATGATGCTTTTTCACCGCGATAAGAATATTCTTGTCATGGCGACAAAGTTTAGCACAGCAGCAAACCTTGTAAGAAAGGTTAAGAGTATAATGAAAAATGTTCCAGACTGGCTTCGAATATCTGATATTGAGATAGATAACCGAGCCTCTTTTGTTCTCACCAATGGATCGCAAATAAAAGCAACATCAACTTCCGGAGATGCTGGTCGTTCTGAGGCGCTCTCGCTTCTCGTTATTGACGAGGCTGCCCATGTTGACGGGCTAAGTGAGTTGTGGACAGGCTTATATCCTACGCTATCAACTGGTGGTCGTTGTATTGCACTCTCCACACCAAATGGTGTTGGCAACTGGTTCCACAAAACATATATTGAGTCGGCAAATGGAGAAAACAATTTTTATCCAACATCACTGCCATGGGATGTACATCCAGACAGAGATCAGGATTGGTTTGATAAAGAAACAAAAAACATGTCAACACGACAAATAGCTCAAGAGCTTGAGTGTAACTTTAATACATCAGGCGAGACAGTTATACACCCTGATGATCTCAAAAGGATTTTAGAGGGGATCCGCGAACCTCGCCATCAAACCGGTTTTGATAGAAACATGTGGATTTGGGAAGAATATGATGCCGGTAATTCCTATCTCCTGTCTGCCGATGTCGCCAGAGGCGATGGAAAGGATAGCTCTGCCTTCCACATTGTAAAGCTAGAGACGATGGAAGTTGTGGTAGAGTATAAGGGAAAACCATCTATTGATGCATATGCAAACATGCTGAATCATATAGGAAAGGAATACGGAAACTGCCTACTTGTGGTAGAAAATGTTGGAGTAGGGATATCCGTTTTGGATAAACTTAATGAGTTAGAATATCCTAATATCTATTATTCCATAAAAGGAACTCATGAATATATCGACAGCGCGCACGCTCAAAATGTAAACAATTCAGTTCCTGGATTTACTACATCTTCAAAAACTCGACCATTGGTTATTGCAAAATTAGAAGAATTCATTCGCAATAAACTAATTAATATATATTCTTCTAGAGTTGCAGACGAACTTAAAACATTTATTTGGAGCAACGGAAGACCACAAGCGATGCGTTCTTATTCTGATGACTTGGTTATGGCTTTAGCTATATCGTGCTGGGTCAGAGATACAGCATTAGAAGTTAATAAAAGAGATATTGAATATCAGAAAGCATGCCTGAATTCGATCATGACAAATAATAAATCATTAGATACAAAAATACCAGGAATGATAGGCTATAAGATGCAAAAAGAGAATTCAAGAATTTCAGAGGCTAAAAGCCAGATGAGTGAATATTTATGGCTATATAAAGGATAGAAATGACAAACTATAATCAAAGAAATACAAGAAATCCACAATCAGAACTTTTCAAAGCTCTGACTCGACTATTTTCTGGCCCGATTGTTAATTATCGCAGCCAGAGCGGCCGCCGGATCCGAAGACAGCATTTAGATAAATATTCGAACATATTTAAATCAGCCAGCGGTCAGCAATTCAAGAAAGCGTCATATAATCCTTTTGAGGAATTCGCTGCCGCAGCCATGGCAAACCAGAGAAGATCCGAGAGATATGTTGATTTTGATCAGATGGAATACACGCCAGAGATCGCATCAGCGCTGGATATATATGCTGATGAAATGACAACACATTCTGATTTACAGGAAATGTTGAAAATTAAATGTGTCAATGAAGAAATAAGGGCTGTTTTGTCAACTCTTTATGCTAATATTCTTAATGTTAATTCAAATTTATTTGGTTGGTGCCGCACAATGTGTAAGTATGGCGACTTCTTCTTGTATATGGATATTGATGAGAAACTGGGAATTCAAACCGTCATTCCACTTCCGACTCAGGAAGTCGAAAGGCTTGAGGGCGAAGACAAAACAAATCCAAACTATATCCAGTATCAGTGGAACTCCGCCGCCATGACTTTCGAGAATTGGCAAATTGCCCATTTTAGAATTTTAGGTAATGATAAGCATGCCCCATACGGCACATCAGTGCTAGAAGCCGCTCGCCGCATCTGGCGCCAATTGGTTCTTCTTGAAGATGCAATGATGGCATACCGTATTGTTAGGGCGCCCTCTAGAAGAGTGTTTTATGTTGATGTTGGTCAAATTGCTCCACAAGATGTCGAACAATACATGCAAAAGGTCATGACACAGATGAAGAGGCACCAAGTCATGGATCCAGATTCTGGTCGTGTAGATCTCAGATATAATCCAATGTCGATTGAGGAAGATTATTATATCCCCCAACGAGGCGGCACCGGTGGAACAAAAATAGAGAATCTCGCCGGCGCCACATTTGATGGCGGTATCGATGATGTAAAATATTTGAGAGACAAACTATTTTCTGCATTAAAAATTCCTGCGTCATATCTTTCGAGAGCAGAAGGTGCAGACGAAGATAAGGCAACTCTTGCTCAGAAGGATATTAGATTTGCAAGAACTATACAGAGATTACAGAGAGTTATTATATCTGAACTAGAGAAGATCGGGATTGTTCACCTGTATACTCTTGGGTTTAGGGGTGATGATCTTTTAGCGTTTACGCTGTCATTAAATAATCCTTCTAAAATAGCAGAGCTTCAAGAACTAGAGCACTGGAAGCAGAAGTTTGACATTGCCGCAGCAGCAACAGAAGGCTTCTTCTCGCGCCGCTGGGTTGCTCACAAAATCTTTGGCTTGTCTGATGAGGAAGTTGTCCGCAATCAGAGAGAAATGTTCCACGATAGAAAGCTCGATGCAGCGCTCGGCGCAGTTGCTGAAGCAGCAGCAGCCGAAGCTGCCGGCGGTGGAATGGGCGACATGGGCGACCTAGGCGGAGAAGGCGAAGACCTAGGCGACCTAGGCGGACCAGAAGAGATGGCACCAGAGGATGCCGCGGAAACAGCAGAGGCTCCAGAAGACGACAGCGCGCTACTAGCCGCTCCTCCTGGTCACAGGGAGTCTCCAAGACCAGGAGAATCCAGCACCCCAACAGAGAAGAGTGTATCGCCAAAAGCTAAAGGTCATGCATATTATCATAAGTATAGAGACAAGAGAACAGATGGAACAGGTCAACGCCTAGGCAGCCACCTTTCAGCAGCCACTCCTAAAGTTGGAACAACTACTAGCACTTTTCCAGGATTAAAAGATTTACGATCAACTTGGAATGGAATGTTGGAAGATAAGCAACCTATTTATAATGAACAAGAGTTGGGTGAAGAAAATAGACTTCATGAAATCAACTTTGAAATAAGGTCATTAATTAATAGTCTAAACTTCAGCAAAGAGGATGAGAGTCATGAGAATGAGGCATAATAAGAAGAGAAATACAGCTTTTTTGTATGAAGCCTTGATTGCTGAAATAGCAAAATGCATAGTCAATAAAGATGAAACCCGGAAACTAAAAGTTCTTGGCATCGTAAAAGAGCACTTCCAAAAGGGCAGGATCCTTAATAGGGAGTTGGGATTATATATGACGCTCTTGGAGTCAAACTCAATAGAGCCGGCGGTCACAGAAAGGGTTGTATCGGAAGTTCGACGAGTGTATTCTGGGTTGAATTCCCAAGAGGTATTTTCTAGCCAGACAAAGCTGATTGACGATGTTAATAAGAATTTATCAAAAAGTGTCTATTCAAATTTTGTTCCCAATTATAAGAGCATCGCATCAATATCTCAATTGTTCGACGAAGACATGCCAATCAAAGAATTGGTATTGTTAGAGAGAAAGGTAATTGATTCAATTTCGCTAAAAGAAGAAGTTGAAGCTGACAAGATTTACCATATCGATAATGTTGTTTTTCGAAATTTCGTTGAAAAATTTAACACCGCATATTCAAAGCCTTTGTTGGAAAACCAAAAAGAATTGTTGGTAAAATACATATCTTCTTTCTCTGACTCTGGCATCGACT